CACGACGCTTTTCTTTTGATTTTCCTTCAAACTGTGGGGCATCGGATTTATAAAAATCTTTTACCACTTTCCCCATTTCTGCCTTTTGGAGATTTAATTTCTCATCGAGTTCTAATCTCCAATTAGAAAAAGATTCATTTTTCTTACTAGGAGGAACTCTGATTGTTGTATTTCCTCCCGGTATTACATAAGTTCCATCAGTTTCTTTCCACGGATGAACATTTACATTAAATGAGTCTAATTTTCTTAAGTTTTTTTTGCCTTGATCAATTACTTGTTGCCTAGTTTGTCCTTTTTTTCTCATTGCAGAATTTCCACCACCAGCATTGTACTGTTGACGAACTACTCTAGATTGTTGTTGATACCAACCTTTTGGGTTATTTTTATTATCGTATGAAAATCTATTTGTTATTGCCGGTGGATCGTCAATGTTTTCTAAAACATCATAACCTTCTTTCTTAGTTTTATTTCCCCAGTTAGCAGCACCAACCTTACGACACTTAACTAATGCGCCAGATGCATAAGCAGATGGCCATACAGAATAGCGAGACTTGACCTTGTTATAACAAGCATCTTTTTTTCCTTCAATTATTTCATTTTCTGGTTCATAATTGGATTCTTTAAATCCTTTATTTTTAATATATTTTTTTGTCCTTTCATCCTTAGTGGGATCAACATATATTGATGCTGGATAATTTTTAGGAGGAATTGCTGTAGTAACAGGAACTAATTGTTCTGTCAATTCACTTCTCCAATTGGAAAAAGATGCTGAAATCATTTTTGCTTTACCTCTTCTATTTGGATTTGGATCTTCTCTACGTTTTTTTCTTGCCCTTCTATTTCTTTCATCTTTACTCATCGCGGCTCTATCATCGGCATCACGACAAAATGGTTTAGTCTTTTGTCCAGGTTGTTTTGCACAAGGTTTGCCATCATATTTGCCACCTGCTTGCACCCATCCACCACCTCTAAACCAGTCTTTTAAAGAATAATTTGGATCTTTCGCAGATTTTCCATCGCGATTTCCTTCGCCCATATAACTCGCAATAGCATCTGTATTGTGAGATGTATCTGTAGATTTTGCTTGAATCCATGCGGGTAAATTTTTTTCCTTTTTACCCACTTTTCTCAAAATATTATCAATATCTTTTTTAGATCCATTTAATTGGGATCTTAACATAGCAACTTCATGGTCTTGATTTTTATCTTTTGCCTCGTTCATTCTTTTTTTACGTCCTTGACAATGGGCACGTTGACTAAAACCTTTTGGGTTGTTACAATCAATTAATTTTTTATATTTTTCAGACCAACCCATTAGAAAAAAGTTACTCTTTATTATTTAGGAATCCTTGTTTAAGCATTTTTTGCAATTCGGAAGTTGATCCAACAAACACTGCATTATTAGTTACATTATTAGTTGTTTTAATAGTATCTTCTTCAACATCTTTAAGTTTCTTTTGGAGATCAATTAACTTGTCAGTTGTATCTGCAACACTTTTAATTAATTGTCCAGCAACTTCGTATGCTCTAGGACTTGCACCCTCTCCAGCAAGTTCCATGATTCCATTAATTGCCTCCTGTCCCTTTTCAATTAATGAATATAAATTTGCCCTTGTATATTCATAATCCTTCTCAATATCATTATCCTTTGACTTGGAAATTTGTATTTTATTAGTAGTTGTTTCTATAATACTACTTTCTGTATTCAGAGCCTTATCAAGACCATCATAATTACTAGACATAAACTACCTCAAATATCTTGTTGTTGAGTTGGACTATATGTTTTGGAATCGGAATAATATTCCCATTCTTCACTAAATCCAAAGTCATCTTCGGGACCAGCATCAATTGGATTTGGAGTTACTGTATATCTCATCTCTCTTTTGGCAGTGGAAATATTAGTACTTCCATAAGTATCAACTTGAACTTTTCTAATAAGTCCATCAGTAGTATCTGACACAGGACCAAATAAATATGTTTTAGCTGTAAAATTTAAAGTGTATATAAGTGCTCTTCTAGTAGAAAAATCACCTTCATAATCATCTTGAAATGAAATATTATCTAAAATTATCGGAACATCTCTTTTCTCACCAATAGAATTTACTAAGTCTACAGTAAGATTAAAAGATGGTTGAAAATATGGTAAAATTTGCTCAACTATTTGAAGGGCATCGTCATTTAATTTTGATAATATATTTAACTGAAATCCAATATTATATGGTACTGGCATGTAAACTTTTTTTAAATTTACCCCATCGGATGCCTTAAAAGTTTGTGTAACACCAGATTTTCTTGTCGAATCATATTGTATTGAACTCATTTCAAAAGACATTCTTGGAAGTGTCGTTTGAACAGGTTTATTTAAATCTGCTTGTTGCTCTAGTCTTGCCAAAAACTTTTGAGAAGGTCCATATGCTAAAGGAACTTTAATTTCACTATAAGAATTTCCAGCACTATCATCATGCCTGATATGAATATCATTAAATAATGTTCCAAATGAAATAATAGTTTTTCTTATTATTTCATGATAGTAATAAGTTCCTAACATTAGTAATTACCGAATGGATTTGACTCTGTAAAATCTAAAATTTGATCAGCTTCTGCTTCTATCTCGCTGCTCTTGTCATATTTATCACTAAATTCGGCACTCTCAATATAATCCACACTGTATCTAGCAGAAGACGCTGATCCAACTATTACATCAGAAGAAACAAAAGTTCCATTGGTTGTTCCAACTTTAAGTATTTTATTTGGAGAATCCCATGTTTTGACTCTTGCCGTAGCACCTGAAATAGATCCAGTCACAACTTCATTAAATTGGAATGTTCCAATTCCGGTAATAATTGGTGGTGCAGAAATAGTTGCTATTCCTGTTCCTGCAGTATACCCAATACCTGCATCTGAAAGTAATACTCCTGTTACCACATTTGTAGTACTGTTTATAGTAACTTGACCTATTGCAGTTCCTATGCCCGATATTGGTGTTTCAAAAGTAATTGATGGTATAGAAACATAACCACTTCCAGGTGAAGTAATTGATACTGCCCCAATACCAGAATCTGATGTAACAAGAGTTGCTGTAGCTGCTGCGCCAACTCCATAAGTTGTAGAGCCTTCAGTAGCACTAATAATATTTACAGTTGGGGTAATCGTATATCCTGCACCTGGATTTGTAAGTAGAATTTCTTTAACAGAATAAACATTACCAATAGAGGTTGTAATTGCTACTGCAGTAGCATCTATACCTCCAGAAGGTGCTACAGTGATTGCAACAGTTGGGACTCTCGTGTAACCATATCCATCATCTGTTAGGGTTATTTTTCTAATATAACCAGAAGCAGTTGAAATACCTACTGTTGCCGTTGAACCTATAGAAATAAGTTTTAGTGTTGTAATATAACCCTGTGCTTCCAAAACATCGTCGATTTCTTCTGTTGTTGTACTAAGTTGATCCCAACCACCCATTTCATCTTCGTACTCAAAGAGTTCACATTTTAATTCATAAACATAATTTTTTCCAAGTTGATAAAAAGGTTTTTCGTGCTCAACAAATTTAACTTCAAATATTCTTCTACCTAAAGGAAAATAAATCAAATCACCTTCACTTGGTCTGGATACAACTTCAATTTCACTTGAAGGCATTTGTGCTAAAAAAGCACCTATAAAATCTTCGAATCTCTCTTTGGAGATGGTCAAAATTAATTCATCCTTTAAACTCATCCCAAATTTTGTTAATATATCACCAGCACCAGTGTATCCCTCATAATTATTGACATATGCTTCTAATAAAAAACTATCATCAAATTTTGATGATTGAATTTCTGTTAGAATTGAGTCTTTTTTTACTATTTTTCTTGGCAAATATATTACTTCAACGCCATATATCTTGAGTTGCTCATTAATCAACTCTTGTACCAATCTTTGCTCTGATTCTGAGCCTTGTAAGAAAAAAGGATTAAGTGCCATTATCCAATAAGATCAAAAGGTGGTAATTCGTACTCTGATGCCATTGTTTGTTTGATAGATGCCAACTCTCTTTCAGCATCTTCATACAACTGCCTTCCATTTAATTCGATTCCTCCAGGAAGTTTAACTCCTTGGAATTTTATTAGATTTTGTCCCCACTGCCTTTTTATTAATGCAGTCAAATATAACTTTAAGAAACTATCGTTATAAACTTGAGTGAAAGAATTTGGATCCAGTGCTCTATAGCAATCTATAACTAGATAATTATCTGCAGTTTGTGCAGACCAGTCTATATCAAGATAGAGACGATCTTGTCTTTTATTAAATCGTACCTGTTTATCTGTAGTTAGTAAGTGATCAATATCCTCCAAATATGATTTGACCATTGAATATTGTAGCAATTCTATAGAATTAAAATAATATAAATCATTCAAAAATAATTGATATTTTATGCTAAACATTCCACCAGATATTGAACTTGTATCAAATTTAAATATTTTTTCTATTCCAATAACTGAATCTGGAACCTGAATGTAATTTGAGTTTTCATAATAATTAAATGTCGTTGCAGTCCCTACAATCGTTGAAGATGCTGATGTAGTTACTATTCCAACTCCTCCGGCACCACCTGCCTTTCCTCTATCAATATCGTCCTGAGTAATTTTATACTTTAAGAACATTCTTTCAACACCATCAAAATGACGCTCATTGAATAATTGGAGAGCGTCATCTACCAAATCATCAATTTGGTCATCATCAACATTAATTTCTAATACTGGAGCACCAAGTCTCCTCAGACAATAATCAATAAGTCCTTGTCTTGTGCTTGGTTTTGCCATTTCAGTATGATCCTCCGTCTATAAGTCCAGCAGTTAATGTTCCATCAATATTTACATTATTACTAAATGTTGATATACCAGTAAAAGTAGTGGCACCACCAACTTGTAATTGTGAAATAGTAGTAATACCTAAAGTAGTAACACCAATTACATTAAGTTGGGTGAGGTTCCCAACACTCGTCAATGACGAATTAGTTACTCCTGAACCAAGAGTTGATTTATTTAGGACTGTTGTAAGACCAACAATAAATGATCCTTCAGAAGTAACAGCTAATCCAACTGAAGATTTTAAAGCATCAACATTTACATCATATGTAAATGTCTTTAAAATATTGGCGGATCCAATTCCAATACCACCACCATCTAAGAGTTGATCTGTACCTACAGTTGTTGCAATACCTACTCTGTGGTCTGCTAATTCGATAGTTTGAGAACTTATACTGGTTTCTTTACCAAGGACATATAAATCCCCTTTAATAGTAACAGAACCTCGATTATCATCAATAACAGCTGGGTCAATAATTAAGTTTGATGGTCCAGTTATGGTAGAGATACCAATGTTTATAGCAGTTCCAACTGCTCCTGTTGAAAATGAAGTAGCAGTTACAATACCATTTGAGATTGTAACTGCCGTACCAACTTTTAATGTTGTTGTAGTTGTTACTCCACTTACATATAACTGAGAAGCAGTAGTAACACCTAAAGTAGTAATACCACTCACTTGTAATTGAGAAGCAGTGGTAATTCCTAATGTAGAAATGCCAGAAATAAAGAGTTGTTGAGCAGTTACATCAGTAAGTGTAGTCACACCTAAAGTAGTAATGCCTGTTACTTGTAATTGGGAAGCAGTGGTAACACCTAAAGTAGTAATACCACTTACATGTAAGGAAGTTACTGAAGCAATTCCGCCAATTACATTTGTTGCTTTATCGGCTGAAACTGCCCCTCCACCAACCGAAGCAATTACTTTTATAGCATCTGTTTGACCAACCCTTACCTTTATATTATCGGGCATTATCTGGTTACTCCTTGCCTGATTATAACTGACCCCTCAACAACTTTACTTTTAATTCCAGATCTTTCAATAACTACATCATATACATGTCTTCCCGGTTTAAGATTTATAGTTTGAGAAGATGTTAATGTAATAGTTATGATCCCCAACGTTGTAGGTTCTGAAATTAGTGTAGTAAAATCTGTTGCAGTTGAACTTCCTGGGTGTTTTCTTATTTGAGAACTTACAGTGTAATTTGTCAAATCTAGTAAAGAATTGTCAGCATCTTGCAAAGTAAATTGCTGAGTAAAATCTTCCCCAGTGTTTATAACAATATTACTAACATATGTTGCCGACATTTATCCAATAGCACTCCTAATGGTATTTATATGTTCATTTAATACCAAGAAAAGAAACAACTTCTTGCTGTTTCAAATAAAGTTTGATATAAGACTTTGCAATATTTTTTAAATCCTCAATATTTTTAATTTCATCAATCATTCTAGATTCTTTTTCATATGCAAACATTTTTGCCATAGTTTCCAATTCAATATCATTTGGATCCATTTACCAACTCCTTTATTAAAATTTTAAGTTCATTAATTTCTTTTCTCATAGTATCCAACTCTTTCTTTTGAGATTCTCTACGAGATGCTGAAGTCAAATAATTTATGTATGATGTAGAATCGCAATTAATTATAGCACCACTTTTTTCATCTCGATATAAATTTTGATACCCTTCTACTCTTATCATCGTTGGTAAGTTGCTATTGATCTAAGGTCTTTAAATCTTGGATATTTTGCCTGATTTGTACCAGACATTACTATCTTAATAGTATATCCAATAAACTCCCCGACATTATCGGCACTAAATTCATACTCCAAAAATTCATTTTCTAAACTTGAGCGAACTTTATAATCCGCTCTTCCACTATTATTTGATGAATTTATTATTGTATACCCATTTTCATCAGTAAATGATAAATTATCATACCCAGGGAATAATTCAAATTCTTGAGTTACTTCGCTTGAACCAGTTCTTATCAATTGATAAAGAGCTCTAAAATCAGCATCCTTATCCCTATAAGCAGAAACAAATAATTTTAAACAATTTGCTGGATTATTTAATCTAACTGTATTAGAAACATAAATTGAAGCGTGTGGATCAAACTGTAAAGAATTTACTCTACCATCTGACGCATAATTTGAGATTGGATTATTTAAACGTGCAGATCTAAATTCAGTTACTGGGAAAATTTCTCTACTATTTAAATAAATTATAGGAGATACGCTATCATTGTCAGATGAACGTGTTAAAGTTATTCCAGTTGTAAATGATTTATTTCTTGGCATATTGCTAAGATATTCTGTTTCATTTACTTCAGAACAAACAATTCTAGAAGATGACAATTTATTTAATTGATTAAGTTCGACGGGTTCAAATCCCTGATCAATAAATGGTATTTCCGAACCATCAACACTTGTTCCACTAATTGTTCTTATAGATGCTGTTGAGGAAGTTTTTGATCCTGGTGTAAGTACATGATATTTTGGAATAAGTTCTGTAAATTCAATATTTTCAGAGGCAGTACAAGCATCTCCTCCTATATGAGATTCGTCAATAAATGACAATTCTGGGTAAAGAGATGTACTGTCAGATACTCTTGAGGCGCCGTCAGAAGATCTATCTACGGCAATATTGTACCCATCTATAGCGATGTTATTTGAATCTATTTGATGGGTTTTGTTTATCCTTCTTAAGGAGATTCCATTCAATTCATACTTATAAACTTCGGAATTGATACTGTGCTTTGTTATTAATGTGCCATCCACTCCTCTTTGCGATATTGTGAGCGAATTTGCACCAACGTTACTATACTCGATGATTTCATTCTCAATTTTTATATATCCAAGATTGTTTGTGGGATCTATAGAAACACCCTCAAAGGAACTAAAAATAGACGAACTTAAGATATTAATTGTTCCTCCAGTAGAAGTATCCGCACTCAATTCTGATGATAAAGTTGTTGGAGCATAACTAGACTGAACATCATTTATTTTGACCTTATTTAAAGAAGAATACATTCCATGACCAAAATGACGGACTCTGAAATAATTTCCTGAGAATTGCAAATCTGAAGGACCAGAAGATCTTGTTATAGTAGTATTTGCCAAACTTACTATTACCCCAGAATCATTGTAATAAAGTATTGGTACTGGTGGATTTGCTGTACCATTATCAAATGCCTTTCCGAATCCAAATTCGCCCTGAACACCTGCCAAGAATAATGTATCAATTCCTTCAATATCAGTAATAGTAAGTGTTCCATTTACGCCAAGATTATTACTAATATCGGCAGTTACAATTCCTACTACATCCCCTATCTGATAACCATTTCCAGGATTTGTAATACTCACAGATCCTGCAAGAGAACCCTCTGAAGGAGATAAAGTAACCTTTAAACCACTACCTTGTCCAATTACATTGAATGTTGATGCATTCGTAATTGTTCCTGTATAATTAGATCCACCAGCAGTAACTTCAATATTTGAAACAGATGATCCTGTTCCTACAATAAAGGCAGAACTATTTGGTGTTGCACCAGCAAGTTTTCTACCAACTCTAAGAATATCATCTCTCAAAACATCATAATTACTTTGACTTTCAAGGATTGTTGTAATTCCAATACTACCAGTTTTTGGTAAAGTCCTTATTGGATTATTTTCCAATTTGGGAACAAAATAATTACTTTCATTAAGGGTTGGATTATAGAAGAAAGCTGTGCCAGATGTCGCAGTAAATTTTGCTTTATAGAGTTTAAATTTAAGATCTTGATATTGATTTGGTGTCCATGTGGACCCATTTTGAGACTTAAATAAACTTCCAAGAGCAAATTGTTTAGTATAAACTACAGACTCTGCATCTGGAAGAGATTGAATATTTGTTGCATCTTCTCCCATCTCAGCAATCCATAATTCATATTGATCTGTAGTTGGAGCAAGAGCAACAATTGCATATTCTTTGCCTGAAGAGAGATAAATTGGTTCTGGGAAAACTATATGAGTTGCTTCTTCTCCTGTTCTTGAAGTTTTTATATTAATAACTTCAACCCCATTCTGATAAGTTCTTGGTCTTAATGTAACAGAATTGCCAACAACTTTTCTTGTTGGTATTCCAAGTTCAACCTCTCTAATTTCAATAGTTATCTCATCATTTCCTGATGGAATATTTGCAAAGAATAAATCTATGGCAGTCAAAAAGGCGCCCTCAGTATCATCATTTATATTATCAATATTTTGTGATTGAGAATCTGAAATATTTCCGCCAACAGAAAATGTTTGAGCTAAAGGATCTCTATAAAATATTGGTGCTGGTGGTGGTGGATTTGTTCTTCCTATTTGAAGTTGTGTAACTTGCCATTGTCCTACGGAAGTGTATGAAGTCTCTGCAGAAGTTATTAATTTACTCCCTGGAAGTGGTTTTTCATTTGTAGGACTATTCGTTAATCTATAAGTCTTTGTTCCGGTAGAAATTCTAACGGAAGGAGGTGGACTTGTAAGTGGATTTCTCGTAAAGAATGTTCCGGTAAGATCTCCATAATTATCAGAAATCAATCTCAAATCTTTAATATAAGCAATTGCGCCACTTGTTTGTCCAACCAGTAACATTCCTTTTGTCACATAACCAGAATATCTACCTTGAGCAAACTGTGCTAATGAGAAAGTATCAACATTTAATACTTCCGAAGATTGACTATACTCTGAGGGCATTTCTGCTTTAGTATATGGATTTATATTATATGTTAATGTTGGTGAATTAAATGCACCTTCTTTATGATTTGAAGTTGCTAATCTGAACCTTATAAGATTTCTTCCATCAGAAGAACCAACAACATCTTCACCAACAATAAAATTACCTGAAGAACCAGATGTTTCTAAGGTATCATCTGTTGCAATTTCAATTAATTTTGGAATAAAATCAACACCATTATTTCCATCAAGGAATTGATAAAATCTAGTTAGAGGTTTTAAATTAACAACTGAAAATTCAGTATTCCTAGACCTCATAAATTGTTCAGAACCAGAAGAAATGATAACCCAAGATGCAAAAGTTACAATAGAACCCCATCCTATATTAGCAACTCCTCCTCCAATTGTTCTAACCCAAGAATCACTTGCCGGAGTTAATTTTACTGTTCCAATATATTCTACTACATGGAATGGATTTACATTTTCAACTCTAGTAGCAAGAGGTTGTTCTATCCACCCAATAGTTTCATACTTTAATGTGACCGCTTGTCCGGTTTTTTGTACGTTGGAATCTAATAAAGTATTATTTGAATATAGATCTAATTCTTGATCGGAAGATTCTTCTTTAAAAGATAATAAACTTTCTAAACTATTTCTGCTTATAAATGGCGTTAATTCTTTATTTTCAGAATCAACACTGACGGAAGATTGATTCAAATTAATTAATGAATTATTTTTAAAATCATCTACAAAAAATCCACTCTTAAATCTATCATTGCCATTAGCATCTCTAATTTGAAGTGACTGCACACCTAATTCTAATAAAGATAATGATGTTACTTTTTCTAAGGTTTCTACTCGGTCTTCTATGATACCAATATCTCTCATAGTATATCTTTTGTTATCAACTAAAGATATTTCAATGTCTTTGGAATCATACAAATATGGTGGCAAGGTAATGGTTGCCAATTCCATTACATCGTCTGTATTTGTTATAGGAGATTGGGGAGATATGGATGATGTTCCTTTTTTAACGAATAAAGTTCCCAATTTGTCGATGTAGAGTTTGTCAATTCTTCCAAGATAAAATTCATATCCTATAATTGAGTCTTCGTTTGGAGCTAAGAATCTTGTTGGTTCTGATGCAAAATTTCTCGAATCAAAATCAAAAGGAGATGATGAAGGTGATGATGGATTAAAATAAGAAACTCTTGGGCGGAAATCTAAAGTATCACTTGCCCTAACTTTATTTGGACCAATTTCTGGGACATCTTCAGGGAATCTTTCTTTATCATAACTTAAAACTGTAAACACATCTCCACTATCCGAAGAATCTACATTATAATAATCAAAAATTATTGAGATTCTTTTTGATGGTACTGGTGCATTTAGATCTCTTACAATTCTAGAATAATCATAATACTGTTCTTTTTGTGCTTTATCCAAATAATATGAACTTGTAATATTCTTATACTTACCTACTGTTAATGTGCTAATATTCCTTAAAATATTAGATTCCTCAAAATAAACTTTCTCACCCTTTGCAAATCTATCATTATTTAAATAAACAACAGCAACAGTATTTGATGGTAATGAACCATTAGTAGAACTATTTTGTATAATTCTAGCTACTGAATTACTACTATCACTAACAATATTTTCGCCAACGATGCTATCACTTACGCTACTTGGAAATGTTATTTTATCGAAAACTGGATCTAAAGAATCGAGTGATTCGTATACTGCTAAAACTTTTACAACATCTGGTCTATTTAAAGAAATTTCCTCGTCCTGAACTCTCAGTCCATAATAATTACTTGTTGTCAATCCACTTATAGAAGTTGTGACGCCAGAAATTGATTTGTCTACGGTCAATAATTCACTTCTTATATAAGTTTTTATTTTACTTTTTATACCATTTTTTATTAAAGTTGTGCTAGTAACTGCATCATCCCCGTCAATCAGATTTCTAATTGTCACTTCATTCGTAGTATGATCAAAAGAATCTGCAGTTATTGTTCCAATTCCTCCTGCGGAATAATGAACTGAATATCTTTCTGCATCAAATCCTGCAAAATTTACACTAGATATTCCACTAAAATCAGTAGTAGAGTTTAAAACTAATTGATTTGAAGAAGTAGTTTTTGATACTTGTTCTCTTATGTATAAATTTGATGTTGAAAGATTTATTGATGAAATATTAGATTCTGGAAGTTTTTCATACAAATATGAAGAATTATTATTTCTAGTTAATGGGACGCCTAGATTGACGGAATAAGTTCCATCTTCAATAGCACCATCAAACACATCTGTTACAGTTTGAATACCCGATAAATTTAAAGTCAATCCATCAGCAGAAATAGATGAAACTCTGTTAAAAGTTTCGGTCTTAAATCCTGCAGTAGTTCTTTGATATATTATAATACTATCTGTTTTAATTCCAGTAAATACTTTTCCTGGACTAGTAGCAGTTTGTCCACTAATCGTTAATTCGGAAACATTATTTGGAAATGATATTTTATCTAAAAATGTGTCTGCACTGAAATTAAATGCCCCGGATCCCGCTTGACTTACTGATTTAATATCTTCTGTTCCATATGTTTTGACTGATGTAATAGTTCTAGAAATATCTGTACCATTTAGGGATATTTGTTCTCCTACAGAAAATGTTCCTGAAGTTTGAGTTAAAGTAAGTTCTGTTCCAGTACTAGAAGCAATTGTAAATCCATTAGCATTAGTATTCTTACCCTTTACATACGAAGATTTTGCTGCAACTAAAGATGTATTTAAACCTACAATAGTATAAGTTTGAATATCATAGAGATATAAATCCCATTTTGTTTGATTTCCTACATATGCCGAATCAGTTAAATTAAAAGCATATAATCTTCCTTTTCCAATACCAACTCCAGATGCTCCATGTTGACTATGAAAATTGATTATGCTTCTTTGCGCAGGAATACCGGAAACATTATTAACTCTCAAAAGATTTCCCATAGTAAATGGGACATTAGCATTAGAAATTGATTTGGTATCCCTTGGCTTCTCTACATCAATAATTGTTGTTCCTGATGTTTGTACATCATATCCCTTTACATATGCCTTTCCTGGTGATACCATAACACACATCAAGTCATCTGATGGCGTATTCAATTGATCAGTTTTTTGATTTGAAAAATATAAACCATCACTTCCAATTTTATTGTTTAATGAATTATGTACAGACACATTAAATGGATTGACAGAATAACTTCCAGATTCATCATTTGTTCTGTCTGCAATATAATCTTTAATCAAATTATATTGAGTTTTTGATTCGATAAATTTTTTCTTACCATCCTGAACTCTTAAAAGTTCCACAAAATCTGTATCATTAAGATCTGTTAGAAGTTTTTTGGAAAGAGTCAGAGTAATTTTTAGTCTATCTGCTCCAGGTGCGGCATAGTTTGAAAAACCTTTTGCATTATCATATAATGATGAGTCATCTTTTGCAGAAATGATGTCCTCATTAATTGATAATCCTATTCTATATGAAGGAAAATTTGTATATTCGTCTAATAAAATTGTTTGTTTTGAAACCTTTACAAAATGACCTCTAATAAAATAAATTCCATTATCTATAGAAGCTGATGATCCAATAAAAGTGGCATTTAAGTTAATCAGAGAAGCGAATGGAGTCCCTGCAGATATAGTAGTATTTCCATAAACAATATTCTCATCAGAAATCAAAGATTCTCCATCTTCAAACTGATTGAAAATAAATTCGTTATTTGAATCAATATATTTGACATAAATTGTAATATCACTAATATTATTATTTTCTTCTGGAAATGCAATATATTGAATAGTTGCTGTTGTACCAGAGTTTTGTCCTATTATTTTTTTGCCAATATAATTTCTAATATAAAGAGAAATATCTATTCCAAAATTTGAAGAATTTAATTTTACAGCGTAAAATTGCCTATCATAAGAAATTCCACCAGGAGATACTACAGATCCTTCTTTAAATATGTGACTGCCAAAACTTTCTACTTGATTTTGTAAAATAGATTGTAGTGTTGTTAGTTCTCTTGCTTGTACTGGAAATCCAGGTTTAAATAAAACCCTATAAAAATTATTATCAGAATTAAAATCATCATAATATGGGTTGATATTTAAATTTCTTTTTTGTGCCATTGGTTTTTAAAATTCCAGAATAATTTTAACGTCTTCTTTTTGTCTAGAGTCCCTACTTACAAGAGTTCTATTATCAATATAAATTATATCTCCTGTCTTTCTATTTATCTCTGGATTAGCAACACCATTTACAAAAGTTGCGCCTAAATTTATTCCATCAAAAATACTTGTTGGGGAAGAACTTCCAAAACTTGTGTCTATAGAAGCACTAAATGAGCTAGTTTTTCCAGTAATTGAACCGCTCATAAATGGTTGTAATTTTAGGTTAGAATTACTATCTGTAGAATCTTTTGAATTTGAAAATGATAGAGACCTATCTACATAATATTTTAAAACACCTGTATCTTTATCATACGATGCAACGTACCCAAGAATATTTGATGAAGATCCTTGAATCTTTTCTCCTATAATTGGAAATACTGGTCCAGAAATATTTATTTTTAAGGCATATAAAGAAGAAAATTGATTTTCATTAAATATAGAATTTCCACTATAACTTTGTGGATTTTTTATAATTCCTATTTGGGCAAATTTTGAACTTGTTGGGAAATCTCTAGTCGAATCATCAAATCTTGCATAAATCAGTATTCTATCTGCCCCCAATTCTCGGTAAACATCATATCCGTGTCCTTTTGATGGGGGTATGATTGGTATAAGTTTGGCAAATGTTGTTGGATTAATACCAGACTTTCTGACAGGATTTAAATCTAAAAATCCATATGTATAACCACTTCCACCGGAAACAACTTTTGCAGATTTTATTTTTCCTGTTCCATCAGTTTTAACAACTACTTTTGCGCCAGATCCATCTCCATTTATATTGCAGGTTTCTTCTTTATTGAGCGCATAACCTGCACCTCCATTTTGAATATAAACTTTTTTTATTTGATTTAAATTTACATCAGAATCACCAGATTCTCTAATAGTTTGTATTTGCGAATCTGTCGATGTACTCCAATTATTTGGAACAACGACATATTCTGTAGAATCAAATTTTATAATGTCTGATGGAGAAATTGAAAAAAGATACTTCCAAGTATATCCATCTGATAAAGTAGTGGGTTCTATGTCAGTAAATATTGGTTCTACTTCCGATACTTTTCCTTTTGGCAAATCTCCTGAAGAAACATTATCAATGCAAATATATACCCTATAATCACTATTTACTACATAAAAATTGCTATCATATAACCTCGGAAGACCTGAATTTGGTGTTGGATTTTTGCTACTGTAATCATGTCTATACATGTCATAGTTGGTATTCGCAGTCCAAGAAACTTTTCTAATTACTCTTCTAATATTAGATGATGTTATTTTCTTTCCAAAAAATGATGTTTCTTTATAGTGATTTAAATAATCTAAATTATCAATTGGATTTTTTTCAACATCATTTTCGTTATTCCATGTATCAGTTCTACCAAATCCAGTAATAGTAGGATTTGCTAATCCAGCAAAAACATAATATGAATTACTATCACTTAAAACAGAATTTATAAAGTTATCAGCATTTAATATCCTAAATTGATCCGTTACTACTGCTGCCATATTATTAGTTTTTTAAATATTTATAATCATTTGCCAAGAGCGCCAGTATATCTAACACCAAAAGATCCCCTTCTTTGAACGGATGGAAATGAAGATAATCCAGCATCAATAGTTAGACCAGTGACTCCTATAGAAATTTGAGATATTGTAACATTTGACATTCTTCCCCAAGAGAATCTTCCTACCGGATTCTCTATACTTCCTGTAGATGTAATACCAACAACTGAAGTATCTGGATGAATATAACATGTAACTATTCCAAGATTTCCTGTAATAGGTTGCCAATTTCCTATTGAATAATAAACATTGTCTATAAATGAAGTTCCTATACCAACTGTATTAATTCCAGTCACATCCATAGAAGTTACTCCATTACCAACTCTAGTATCAAAAATATAGATTGGAGTTCCAGTTATTATTGATTTTCCTGTATTATCAATAATATCATCATTATCCGAATATATGCTAAACTCAATTCCCAAATTAGATCCATTGGAAGTTGTTCCAATGCCTGTAATTATTCCGGAGAATCCAGTAATATTTGCTGTATTAATTCCAGTTATCATCTCATAATTTACATTTGGAGATGATACTAAAACCTTTGGTACAATTGAATTTGTATATCCGAAACCAGGATTAACAATACTTACAGAATTTACTGATCCTAATCCATTTATGGATGCAGTTGCCGTTGCAGTAGTTCCAATACCTATGCCTATGATAGGTGGAGCAGAAATTGATATTGTAGGTGTAGATGTATATCCAGATCCTCCATCAATAATATCAACTAAAATAGTTCCACCAACACCGACAGTTGCTGTAATTGCGGCAGAAACTGGATCCGAAGATCCCTGAGAAACTATCAACAAATCAAATAAATTTCCATCAGTATCTTCTTTAAAAAATTCTGCATTGTCTAAGAATATATCAGTGGAACTAGTATTCAGATCTTTTATAATTCTTGCAGAAGGATAAATTTGTGATTGAATAGATTCTCTAATTTTTGATTCAAACACTCCATTTATTTTTTGATCTCTCTTTTGTTTTATTAAGTTGATAGGTCTATATGAAGTGCTTATGCCTTGATTATAATAAGTATTTGTCTCAACTTTATCGGAATACCTCAAATCATATACAATTCTCTTATCTTGCTCTAAAATTTTATTGAAACCTGTAAGTTGAAGAGAATCTCCCACATGAATAAATTCTTTTATATCATCTTTATTGATAGTGTCTGAACCCTCTACTCCTTTATAGAAGAAAATATCAATATTATCTTCCGAACTCGGAGCCTCAAGAAAATCGAATGATGTTCCGCCATCAAATACGTAAGATTGTCCTGGTTTTTGTATTATTCCATTTATTATAATAAGCAAATGATTTGAAAAATCTATTTCTTTGCCATCCTTAGATTCAAAAGAACGTATCTGTTGATTATAATACAATGGGAAATTAGTTCTAGTACCATCTTGGTAATCTTTAATACTATCAATATAGTCAAAGTCTCCTAATTGCCATAGTGCAAAATCGTCACTGTAAACATCAAGAACCTCTAACGTAAATGGTTCTAAAGGTTCTGATAATCTTGCATCTGTTACTAATCCAACTAAAGTAAATTTATCACCTCTCTTGAATTCATACCCCTGTCTAGAAATATTAAAAGACTTAACTTCAAAATGAGTTGATCCAATACCAACAGTTGTAGAAGCTGCGCCAACTTCTACACTCACTTGAAGACCTCTTCCAGTATCTGTAGTAGATCCTACTCCTAATCTAGAAATTCCTATAGGATTTAGATTACCATACGATGGAGAATCGACAAATATTTGTGGGTTTGTATATCCAGAACCACCATCAGTCACATTAAATGTTAATGTTCCACCAACACCTACGGTTGCAGTAATTTCTGCAGTATCTCCAGTATGTCCCTCTTCAAAGACACTGACACCAATAGGAACTATTCCATTATATCCAGAACCAACAATATCTGTAGATCCAATACCGATACTATTTTGAATAACACCACCACTAACCACTGCTGTTACAGAAGCGCCTACAAGTGGTGCATAACCTAATCCACCCGTAGATCCTAATGATACAACAAGACCTCCTCTAGGGACCTCATTTCTATTAACATCAACTTCTGAAGAGAAGATACTTGTAGTATTTGGAACTGTTATACCACTGAATACAACCGTAGAAATTCCGGCAGTAGAATCACTGGTTATAATAAAATTATTTGATGGATTATTATCAGTTTCTGGTGTTTGGAATAAACCATTTAAGAACAGAAGTCCATTTTGATTTTGTCCATCTTCTGTTCCAAGTCCAACTGCAGTATTTGCGCCACCAACCGTTAATGTAAATGTTCTACCAATTCCCGTAAATTGATCCGAAATATCATCATAAATCTGATTACTTGAGTAATCACTTCTAAAGTAGACTCTACCAGTAAATTCAGATGTTGGTGTGTCAAGATTCATAATATTTTTATCTTCATTTGCATTACCTCTTGGAGCATCTGTAAAGAATATATCCGATCCAACAATATTGTAAGATCCTTTATATACAGTTGCAATTCCTGTAGTATCATTATGTGATGTTGATATGCTACCAAGAATTCCTCTCTCAACCTCAACTAATGCAGTTGTTCCAATACCTGTTATTGGTCCTACACTAGTTGTTCCAAATCCTACATTTACAACTTTCATGTACTCATCATCAATTCTAATAATACTATTTGCTGATATTGATGATATTCCACTCAAAGAGAACGTTGTTGCAGTTGTGCTAATTGATCCACCATTACCATCTAAAGGTTGATTGATTGGTGTAAAGATTAGTGGGTACTGTACAATATTATCTAATGTAATGACTGCCTTTTCATTTCTCTTTGCCATTTCAAATTGATGAGCATTACCTTCTCCCACACCAGTAAATGTAACCGCTGTTCCCGATCTTGTAGTTGAAATTTTGAATGAATTTTCATTTACAACAATAGCAAAAACATTAGATGGTAAAGTATCAACTATGCCTGCAGATGAATTTTCATATTGCATCGGAGTAGATCCAACACCAACAAAAGTTGATTTTGGAGTATAAATTAGTTCTTCATTATTTCTAAAGAAGTGATTATCAATAGAAAATACTCCGGTAGAAAGATTTACTGTAGTGGAATCTGAAGGATTAAAAGTTTTTGCGAATATAGGAGTTCCATCTGTCTTTAGTGTAAATTGCTTCTTATTTCCAATGTCTCCATTAATACCTGCATATGTAGATACATATGTAGATTCTTTCATATTACCATAAACTAAATCATTTGGAATATTTACATTATCAATATTCGTAAAGAATGCTTCATTATATGACTGAATATAAAGATTTTGTGGTGGTTGTAGGGTATCATCATAATCATTATATGCAGCAAATTTTAATTCAAAATTAGAACCAGAAAATTCAGTTGTAAAAGTACCTATACCAGCATAAACATAATCCTCAGCATCTGTAAAGAGGAATTCATTTGTTTGCATATACGTATTGGTAGAATCGTGTATAACTAATACCTGATAAAGTGCTACAGTATTCCCAACTGAAACCTGAACTAAAGACTTGACTGTGTTAAATTTTGATGAATCTAAAGAGTAAACGATTGGTTCTGCAGTATATCCAGCAGGAGGATCATCCAGTTTATTAGAAACCCAATTGGTAAAATACTTAACACTCTCTACAGAATTGTCATCATCACTTTGACCAGTAGTTCTAAATCTATGAGTTCCATTGCCTAAAGAAGTAGTTCCAATTCCAATAATTCTTGAATTAATTAGAATATCATTTGAAGATGAGTCATTAGTAAAGTTAAGACTTATCACTCCAGTATTTGTATCAATATCTGATCCAAATGATCCAATATTATTCCCACTAAATATTTTCCCAGTAGAATCATAATATGACTCTAACATATATGGCATTGATCCATCATGTGTGAGTTTAATATCAACAAAATTTAAATCTTTAGTTACAGTATCACGAACTTCGGCACTAAATGCGATAGATCCAGTAGTAGTGGTTGTAAAACCTATAATTGTAGTTGTTATTCCAGAAGATACTAAATGTGTAGAATTTGTGAGATTTACAAATCCAAATGTTGTAGTTGCTACTCCAACAATAGAATCAATATTTTCTTTTTCAATGACTTTTATATTATAATCCCTAGTATATGGATCAACTGGTTCAAATATTAGGAAATTTCTACCAAAATCATCAGTAATAACAGAAAACTGTCCATAATTATTTTCTGATGTATGAATCGAATCTTCGTCTATATTTGATAGTTCTCCTTTATTGAGAAGAGAAATATCATCTCCATTATTCAAAATAACTAAATCTGACAATTGAATTTGAGTATTATTGTTGTCAGTAACTCTTACTAATAGATTTTTATATCTATCATTTTCAGTAATTTGATAAATTTTTGCATACAAATCTGGATTATCTAAATCTTTTAAATTTGAAAACTCATTATTAATGTCATCAATAGAATATACTAAATTATCTTGAATTTGTGTATATGAAGATAATGTAATATTCTTAAACTTGATAAATTTGCTCCTATTTGATAATATTTCCAAATCCTTTGCAAAATCAAATCCATAAACAGTATCAACTCTATTATCACTAATCAAATCAATTATAGTGGTTGTTCCATCATCACTACCTATTCCAATTGATTTTGAAGAAATTATTTCAGTATCCGCAAAATTCTTCATTCCACTTGTATGTAATAAATCATTGATAGGTGTTTTTTGATTATCCCAAGTGATTGGACTCTTAATAGAATAAGATAATGTTTGATAATAATCATTATTAGAAGTTCTTTGTTGATTATCATTCAATAATCCAACAGAATCAAACCATCCAAGATTTTTTTTATTAGAATAATTCACATAAAATCTACCTTTATTAATATGAATTTTATCAATTACAGCTGAATTTTTAGATTGTTTTCCTAATAATAAATCAGATATTTTTAAATCATGTCTATAAGAACCGGATAGTTTTACAAAATTATCATAACCAGAAATAATAAATAAATCTTTTTCTAATCCATTTACAAGTAACTGCTCTCCGTCCATAAAATTTGATAGAGCAATTTTAACGTCAAATATTGGATAATCTGATTGTGGAATTATTGTAGCAAATGAATCCTGTATTGTTTTAGCAATACCAGTATTTGTGGTCAATCCAGAAATATTTAAAGTTACTTTGGATGGATTATCACTTGTCCCTGGAGTTCCTACGTAATTACTAACTTCAAAGAATTTATATCCATAATCCTCAGAATTAAATCCTGTTCCATCTGACCCATTTTTTATAATACCTTCTATAAAAACTTTTTGTCCTTGAACAAATGGAGATTCTGTAAATCCCAAAATAGGTGTTGTAATATGACAAGTGAATATTCCAGTAGAATCTGATTCTACCTTTGTAATACTAATTCCATTAGTATTATTTGTCGCAAATAAATTTACACCATTATCAGGCAATCCTTTCGGATATAAATCTATATCTATTTTTGAAATAGAAGAACCTACTAAAGTTGCTTTTAATAAACCAGTATCAATAACTTGATTAGTTTGAGAATCTGTAATTACTATGGATGGTGGAATAGAATATCCAATTCCACCATCTGTAACAGAAACGAATCCAATAGTATTTGAGTTTTTTGTTGTTATAATTGGTGCTACAAAAGCTGATGGATTCAATGTCGGATCTGATGGATATTGGAATATATTATTAACTACTCTAACTTCTTTAGAATTTCCAATTGTACTTGACTCTAAAGAAATATTTGCATTTTTGCCTTCACTGGTTTTAAATTTTAAAACTTTTGGTAGTTTTTTATATCCAGAACCTGTAGAAATAATCTTAATATTATCAATACCACCTTTTGAGTTCAATGAATTTGTTGAATACTCTAATATACTACACTCATTATTCGTATAAGAAGATCTTTCTGGGTTCTTATTCAAAACTATATTGAAATAAGTATTTCCGACTCCAGATATTTTGTAAGTTCCAGTATAAACACTATCAATGTATATGATTTCATTATAATTTATTACTGTATTATCAGATGTGCTAATATAACCAGATTTTTCTAAATTATAATAAAGTTTTGTAGGAAGTTTAGCATTATAAAGCGTAGTTAAAGTTGCTCCAGAATTTCCAGGAGTTCCTAAACCAATTACATTAAAATTATTTGATGAACCAGTTGATACAAATTCATTCTTAAATTCATTGTCGGTATATATTTTTAAATTATAACCTAATAAAGAAGAATCTGAAAGATCAAAAACTAAATTATTTCCTTTAACTATTGTTATTTGCGAATTTATGAGAGAGATATTTTGATTTTCGCCACCAGTAGATCCAATAGCAATGATTGATGGTGGATTTAATTGCGTATCATAATATGTTTTTGATAATTGGAAAGTATCATCATCAACTTTATATACATAATAATCCGAATTATTTAATCCTAATGGAAGTACATTGGAAGAGTATTTAATTTTATCGCCTGTCTTAAAATTATGAGAATTAATAACAATAGTACTATTTGAAGTATTGATACCAGTAGAATTAAATCCTAAATTGTTTATTAATAGTTTTTCAGTATTTGTATCTCTAATCAATCTAATCGATGTAGAATTTCCAATGCCAGAATTTAGATTTGATTGTAAAGATAAATTGATAGTATCACCATTAGACAGATAATGTGAAGTAGAAACTGAAACTTTGGTATTTACTTTTTTGATGTTTCCAATTACCTGAATTACATTACTTTCAAGTAAGTATTCATCACTATCGAGACCTCCTCCACGGAAAAATATTTTATTAGAGTCGATAGTTGTCTTTATTCCAATCAGATCTTTTCCTATATTTGAAACATAAACATTCGTTGTAAGACCTGACTGCGGAAGATTGAATGTTGGTCCATCACTAGAAGTTGATATTGAAATTGCCCCTCCGCTAGGAACTGTTAGTGTAATTAATTCATTATTTGCGAAAGAATGATTCTTAATATAAATTGACTGTGAAGGAATTTCTCTTGTTAAAGATGATATTCCAAATGAGAAAGTTACTGAAGTAGATACGCCTACTTCCGTTCCAAATCCAATAGATTTTGTTGGATTAAAATATTCTTTATTATTGGGATATGAATTAAAATAATTAGATTCTACTGGTATAGTAAAAGAATCTGGGATAAAGTTTATTAAGGCTCCGGTTGAGTGACCTACATTAATATCTCCTCTTTTAACTGTCAATATTTTTTCTTTTTTAAAAATATTTAAAATCTTTAGTGTTTCTGATCCAATAATTGCACTACTTCCAATAGATATTGGAGGAATCTCGGAAACATATATTTCTGTAGATCCTATACTCGATACGGATGGAATATTGAATGTTAAACTTGATGTATATGAAGATACACCTATATTAAATGATCCATTTAATGATGAATCTGTGCTAAATCCGGATATAGTTACACTATCTCCATCAACAAAATTATGATACGGAAATACATTTACTTGTACTTCATTTAAATTGTTCCAAACAAAAACTCCACTTTCATTTTGAGTTGTAGTCTCTACGGAAACAATATCTTTTCCTTTTATGGAAGATATTTTTGCAGACAATCCACTACCACTTGTTCCTGTATTGTCAATTTCTAACGTATCATTAACTTTATAATCAGTTCCAGAATAAACAATATTAATTTTATTTACTGAACCTTCACTTACTGATTCTATGATAGATTTTTGATTTGATAATTCTACCGAATCTTCAACAAAGTCATAATCAGAAGTTCTATCCGACATATTGTACGGAAATGTGTTTCTAATCAAATTTGATGCTCTAAAGTCAAATGATTGATTAATTGTAGAGTTTTCTGAAATATAGTCGGATCTATACTTATTCCCTATAAAATATGGAAATATTGGATTCAAATATTCGTCGATAGTTGCATAGTACGCATAAATCCCGTCAGGAAATTCGTCTGTTTTTGCAAATCTTCCATTATATTCATCTAAATGACAATCAGATGGATTTGTAAATACATAATCTTCAACAAACATTCCAGATCCAAAATCATTAATAGAAGGTCTATCAATAATATTTGTTATATCGAGAGTATATCCAGTTTTTAATCTAGTTACATCGGACCTTATTCCTGGATTATTATATCCATATGGTCCATATATTGGATTTCCATCATATGCCCATCCAATAATGGGGGAATGCTTAGAACTATTATCTATATTTAAATAATCTAATGAATAACCAACAATTGAATATTGCAAATTATTGTCCGTTGCCATAACTATATCATTTTGTCCAAATCTCATCCTATTATTGATAGTCAAAGATCTTACATTAGAATCGATGATAGCATTTGAACCTGAAGAAATTACTTTAATTGATGTTGATGTTGAAGAATAACCAATTCCGGCAGATATTATTTTTACATCTGAAATTTTTCCATTATCAATAATTGCCCTCAATTTTGCACCAGATCCTGTGCCAGAAGAATCTATTACATCTAAAGTGGGAACTGAATAAAATTCTCTTCCACCATATTCAATACTTACAGAATTAATTTGACCATTTATAATATTTGGCACAAGTTTTGCATCAATGCCTGTTTTGATTGTTATAGTAGGTGTCTTTTCTAAATTTATAATCGAGGATCCATATCCTGTTCCTTCCTCATACAAGTATGCATCTATGATACTTCCACTAATTGAAGGAGTAAGATTAATAATTCTCTCTTGTGTTGTAGTGCCTAATCCAACATTGGTATAAACCAATGATGCAGTAATATTTGGATACTTAAAATATTGATAACCAGTACCAGTAGATTCTAATTTAATATATTCTTTTCTCTTAAAATTAGAAGTTATTGTTCCTCCAATGCCTGCGTCACACAATCTAAAAGTATTATGATCTTGTTTTAAAATAAAATATTGATTTGTGGTAGTTAATCCGCTTATAGGAGAAGTTTCATAATCATATTCAATTAGATCACCATTATTAAAATTATGATTCTTAAAGTAAACTGTATCATAAGAAGTTGATATGCCAGATGGTTTGACAATTAACTTTCTATTTGTATATCCACTTCCATTTTTTATAACTTTAATTTCAGATACTGTGTTTTTTATCGATGATGTTGTGAATTTATGAATTCCTGATGTATTTGCTGTAATAAATCCTACAGTATTAATTCCACTTATGTAATCTGATTTAGTTTCAAATAACTGAATTGCCTTATTATTGAGAATGTGGGCAAAATATTTGGAATTATTTGATAAAGTTAGAGTGGATGATTCTAAAGTACCTATACCAAGAGATGTATTTCCAGAATTATTGTAAATAATTTCTTCACCACTACTAAAATTATGGTTGTCAATAAAAGTTAAAGTATTACCTACTGTATTAATTCCTCCACCATTTTCAACTGTTCTCGCATCAAAAAATACTGATCTATTTCTTTTTGATACTACTGCTTCTAAAACAGCACCAGATCCATTTCCTCCCTTCAATGATACCGAAATAACTTTATCTATTTCAAAATCTTGAGAATCTACAAATACTTCTTTTACTGAACCACTAATAACTGGTTGTACTAAAGCAGTATTTCCAACTCCTCCCAATATTGAAATCTTGGGCAAATTAATTACATCATAATTTGTTCCGGAATTTAAAACTTTAACAGATTCTAGAGGACCATAATACACTTTATCATTAGACTTATAATTTGTAATTTCAACACCATTTATGAGCATTCCAATAGAACCAATTTCTGTTTCTTGGTTACTAGAATTTTTTATATTTGGATTTAATATAAATTTTTTCAGTAATTTTTGCGGACTTATATAATTATCTTTTTGTTTTGTTAGTGTAAAGACATCTTCAGAATTCGGTTGTTGTCCAGAAGACTTTCTCATTTTAACATAATTATTTGTACCAATAAGAGAATTAGAAGTATAGAGTCTCATTTTATTTGAGTCTTTTAAAACTTCAACAAAATAATTTCCTGTCGATAATCCTATTATTGGATTGCCAGAAGGTTGATATGTAATTTGATCTCCACTTAAGAATGGAATATTATTTTCATTAGATAATGAAGCATAATATTCATTTTCCAATTCATCAATTAAGGATAGATTATTAATTGATTTTACTGATATTGATGGTTGATATTCATAAGAATATATTCCATCTCCTACAGTTCCAGATGGTAAAGAATTTGAAGCAACATACATGTATTCATTGCCGTCACTATAGACATTTTGAATGTCTGATACTGCCTTAGATTGATATTGCACACCAGAAATAATTGGGTTTCTGATTTTTCTTCTCAATCCATAGTTAATGTTGCTATCATATTGAATTGATGGGTTAAATCCTCCAATATCGACAGTATATGCCCCATAGGAAATTTCATTCTCAACATAACCTGTGGCAATTACAATATTTTTTACTTTATCAACAATTTCTAAAGGATCGCCTTTTTTTAAATTGGATTTATCTACAGGACTTGTTAATTTAAATTGAGATCCAGTAAAAGTTTCTACATTAAAAGTAGAACTTGTATTATAAATCCATGAATTTGCAAAAATTTCTTTTTTAGTGGGATTAGATCTTGGATTTCTTATCAATTCGCCCAAAGAATCTACAAAAATTTCATCTTGTTCATCAACTTTAAAAATATCAGAAGTTTGAATAAAATCTGATAATGAACCGGAAATTGAAAATTCTACCTTTTTTGTAATATCACCATTTTCATATCCATAATAAGTGTCATTGGATATTATATCTGATTTTATTTGTATAGGAGTAGTTATATTACTACAACCAAAAAATTGATTTATACTTTTACTTGAATATGTAATTTTATTTGATCCTGAAAAAATAGTTCCACTTTCTGGAAAACCTATAGTAGAATCTACCGTAATTACAGTATCTGATATATCTACATATTCCAATACTTTTGTTTTTGGAGTTATTGAAAACTCTCCCTGAATATTTGGAGAATCAGTATATCCAATAAACAAAGAAATTTTAAAATATTCGACACCATTCCTATTAAAAGGTTCAATCTCTGAAACAGATGCACTAACTGAAGAATCCAAAGATCTGTATATATTTTGTCCTTCTAAATTTAAAGGATTTGAAGAACTAGTTATAATATCAGCGAGTACAATTTCTCTTCTTATATAATTTGCACTAGATGGTTTTAATAAATAATTTTCTAAATTTATTACCTTAGGTGTTACTCCATATAAAACATTAAAAAGAATTCTAAAAGATTCATTTGTACCTTTTGATTCATAAAAACCTCTTGCTTGTTTTATGAAATTTCCAATATTAACATTATTTGCGAATGAAAGCTCTTCAAATCCTGGTAAAAATGTTTTCTTTATTTTTGCAAAAAATTCTTTAAGAAATAATGAACTTAAATTCTCTACAAAAGCATTTGCACTATGAGTAGATGCACTAGTCGTGTTAAAAACTAATTCCTCTCTATTTAAATCTTGCTTATATCTCTCAATTCCGCTAAATCCACGAATACATCCTAAGAAAGAATTTTCTGTTTTTTCTGTATATGTAATAATTTCATTATCAATCTTTAACAGACCATATTTGTTAGGAAATCCTTTTGTATTTGGAGAAACAATAATTGTAGTATCATTTGTACCAATATTTTCTACTAGAATATTTGAACCAGTTGTTATTTCTGGTATTAAATTGTCTGGTTTTAAATATTGATCTAAATTTTCGACAATATCAATGGGACCACCTTGATATTCTTGCGAAATATAATATTGTTCTAAAAATTTAGAAGCGTTTGGACTTTCGTCCAATAAAAAACTTGGAAGTTGATTTTCAACAACTTCTTGTACTTTTACTCTTGATTCAAACCCGTTTCTTATCATATTACTCTCTTATTAAATTTCCGTTTGAATAACTTGACGTATAGAAATCTTTAACAAATAATGTTCCAGAAATTTCATCTCCGGATGCAATTACATCCCTTACCATATTTATTGTACTTTTTGAAATATCAAAACTAATATAAAGGTCATTCAATCCAATAACATCATTTGATTCGGGATATGCCTGAATTTCAATTACTTGACTACTTCTTAATGTGGATGTAATATTTACCGTATTTAAAATTATTTCTCCTTTTTCATAATTGACAGTTCCTGCAGATTTAACAATTACCCTGTTGACATTATTTTCTAGCGGTTTTACTATTGATATAGTTCCAGTTTTCCTATCCGAATTTGGAATATCGGTCAAATATACCACATCTGCTTCTCCAGAAATCTTAAATCCGGTAGATTTAATATTATATCCTTTTGGATCTACATGAAATTGATTGCCAAAACATAATTCGTATTGTGCAAATTGATTCAATGCAGGTTTTAAATCTCTTCGTATTCTTATTTTAGTGATATTTGAAGTTATTGAACTGTCCGTATTATCAATAACTTGTAATAACTTACTATATTTCAATCTTCCTCCAAACTTATTCAAATCAAGTGATTCTGAATATTTTGTAAGAGAATTCACTACTTTTGTCTTTAATGAATTTTCTGTTGATATTTGCGAATAATTAAAATAAATCGAAGAATCAATTTCTACATAAAGTAATTTCAAGTCTATAATTTTTTGATTAATTCCAGATATACTATATTGTTTAAGTTGCGATAATATTCTTTGTTTTGTAAAATCTGATATAAACGTTCCATTTTTTGGTTTAATACTAATAGAAACAGTGCCAAATTCAGGTGGATCTAATTCTTCTCCACCAATAACTGAAACGGATTCTGTATCTGGGTAAATATTTTTGATAATAGATTCATAATCTCTTGCAGTAACTGCTCTGTATTGTGAAGAATATAATCTTGGCGCAAAATATTTAATTGAATTGATTGATTCAGAATCAGATCCATTTTTTGCATTAGATTCTGTTATTATACTAACGTTTCCTGAAGATATGAATATAAAATTTTGAATATCTGTATTATCAGTTATGACGCCAGAAAATGAAAATACATCTATAGAACCATCATTTCCACCTGCGCCATTTCCTTCTTTTCCATCAGTTACAATGTAATTTACAGTTATAATTGCTCCATTTTGCAATTTTTTGCCTATAAATCCATCTCCAAATAATAATTCGTATTTTTCATCTTGAATTTCTTGAATTAAATATATTTCCGAAGAAGAATTTATATTGAATATATTGTTTACTAAGGTATATTCTGATCCAAGAACACCTTCCTCATTACTAACATATACAGAAATAGTTGAAGTATCAATATATGAATTATCTAAAATAAATCTTTGGTCAAGTGATGCATCAACAACGAATGTTTTTTGAAGAAATGTTCCCTGATAAACCTCTACATTTCTAAATGATGCTGTACCATTATTTACTGGCGCCTGAACGTTGTTTGGCGACGCAAACGTATAGTTGCTATCATTTGCATCTGCGGTGCATACAAGACCTCTACGAAGCACTACAGAACTATAATCGGATGATATGTTATTTACATCGAAAGATATTTCGGCCTTTGCCGCTCTTCTGGAGCGAGGAACATAACCAATATTTCTTGCAAGGGAAACAACATTTTCACGAAGAGTTGCCGAATCCAGAAAGGATTCGTTTACAATCATATTCGAATTAAATGCGGTAATATAGGTATTATATGCTAATGTATCAATTAAAATCGAAAAATTAGACCCTTCAAAGTCAAAATCCGTAAATGTTGAATTAGCACGTAGATAATCTTTAATTGATACCTTTATTTGATCGAAATCTAGGTTTGTAAATTTAGTAAATGGCATATTATCTCGTCGCCGTTAAGAGAAAAGTATATTCTTGGGTCGGAATTTCTTGTCCAATGATGTCAAATATGACTGTAACATCAAATGAGTTTTGATCTGGATTTGGATTTACAATAACTTGCAAATTATCCACTCTTGGTTCAAAATTTTCAATTGATGTTTGAATTTGATCTTGTATTATTGCTGCAGTACCAAAATCAACAAATTCAAATAAACTATCTCTTACATCAGAACCTAAAGACGAATTAAAAAATCTTTCTGTAGGGATAGTTTCTACAATATTTCTTACAGATCTGCGAATTGCATTCTCATTTTTTAATATCTGAAGATCATTTGTCACAGGATGAGGCACAAAAGACAAACTAATGTCCTTAAATGCTCTTGATATCCTTTTAATTGCCATTGGACAAGAGATTTTTTATTTATTTATCATCATTCGTGCCATCTTTCGACAAAATCATCAAACCCATTTGCACCACCACAGGGTCTTGAAAGGCGATTTTCTGGAATATGATACTTATTATCTAAATCATCGTGCATAACCTCTTGCAAAACTTGTTTTGAAGGTAATGAATCATAATCTGTAACCAATTTTGTGGTTCCCCACATCTCTCTCATGTAGTTTTTGTTCCTATCGACTGGTAAATTTGACATTTTAGCTCCTGATTTGTGAAAATCAGAACTTTTAAAGGGGTTGCTATCCCTAAAAATTATTTATTTTATCCAAAAACCTTTGCGATAATAATCAGAATCACTTATATATTGGTAGTTTTTCATATCATTTGAAATTTCATTGTTCCATACCGGAATTGCCTCATTATTTCCAAATCTAAAGTCGGGATTTTGCCTAAAATGAACCTCTATGAGACAATTTCCTATGAATTCGCAGTTAATCCATTCATAATTACCATGCAAATTCTTTAAAATGTTTGGAAATTCTATATCTCTTTCTATTTTTTGCCATTTTTTCCACTTGTAAAGAGGATCTTGCTCATTACGAGTTCCTATTACTGCTAATTTTTGTTTCTGGTATTGATAATCAATACTTATATGTTCTCCATTAAATAATTCGCACCAAAATTCACCTGGATGATAGTTATCAGTAGTGTCATTAATATATTCAATACGAGCAAATCGCCCCATACCCAGAAGATTCATAGAAGGACGGATAATATAAAAGTCGGGTTTTGGGACTTGTGTTCCAACAGGACCACATTTATATCCTAAAACCCGACTTAAAATTAATTTATTATAAACCCAAAGGTCATGAGGATGAATTTGATTCCATTCTTCATTTCCTTCTAGGTACATTTTATTTAACCTTTACCTTGTCCCCGATACTTTTTCTTAGCCGAGTTACGAGAACTTGCGGACAATTTTGTGTGCTTCCCTTTTCCTTGACGAGACTTTTTAGGTTTGGCTTCGACATAATTACCCTTTCTCATAA